TTTAATATCTAAAACAAAGGTTTATTATTAATAACTGCTACATTATCTTTTAATACTGTGTAATTTACTCCGTATTGAGAAAATAGGCTATATTTACTCTTACCATTTCCTTGCATGTACCAATTCCAAGCGGTTTGTGGATCAACTGCGGATTGCCATTTATGAATTAATAACGCAGATGCACTCCAACCAGATCCGGCAGAACCATTACTTCCTGATTTAAAAGATGTAACTGTTCCTGAATTTCCTAAATACAAAGGTGAGGCTGTTGAATCTGGAGGTTGCATAGGCATAACAACTGTTGTTGATCCACCTGTTGTATTTTGATTTACAATTTGATAGGATGTTACTAATTTACCATCTAAATAACAGTCTAGATATTGATTATCCATACTTAATATAATGCATACCCATTTTTGTAGTTGGAAACCGGTTGCAAGTTGTACAGTTTTAGTACTACCATCAGATAATGTAATATCGCACTTTAATGTTGGCGTACTTCTATCTAAATATAATCTAAAATTACCTTTACGATACATAATTGTTTTTTCTGTATTTGGATCCCAATTTTGAACATATAACCATACTCCGTACGCATAACTAACACTTGTCGCACCTGGTAAATTATCACCAGCTATTGTGGGAATAGATTGTGTGAAATCAGCCATAGGAACTAATGTAGTAGAATTACTAGTTATGTATAAAAATAATAAATAAATAAAAAAAATCAATAAAATTCCTAAAATTATAACAAGTGAGTTCATTTGTATATCTAATACTCACAAAATAAATACAGGCGGATTTTTATACATTAATAAATTATAAGTTCTTGTAATTTGTGTTGTTGTTAAATTATGAGGGTAATATCTTACATTACAAATTGCTCCATCAATTCCATTATTGGTGCCTACGCTTATATTATCACTAATTTTATAAGTTGGTTCATTATTATCGAAAGCAAATGTCCTAACTAATTCACCATTTATAAATAAGTCGACTTTTTCAAAAGTATAATTAAAAACAAAATTATTCCATTTTTGATTTGGTAACGTTATTTCATAAGTTGCAGGTCCTTTCGTATTATCCGTAAAATAAATTATGTATTTATCTGGTTTATTATCATTTGCATTATTGATATAAACTATTTTAGGTTTACCATTTCCGCAATCGAAAATGGGTGTCTCCTTTGCATACTCAATAAAATTATTTGAACGCACATTTAAAAATATCCACATCGAAAATGCATAATTCTTATTATACACATTTTTCACATTTTTATTTTCCAACCCAGAATCTGGTACTCTTAATATATTATTTGTACCGATTACTTTATATATATCCAAAAACGCACCGTTTTCCAATAAAACAATCCCATTTTTCTTATCTATATTATCTATCAATTTTGGAATAAAAATATACAATAGTATTAATAAAATTTCAACTACAAATAATATATAAATGATTTTTGCTGTAAGTTGAAACTCTTTCATTATATATCTAAAAAAATCAATTAATAAACATGGAATATAGAAAATAAAATAAACTACAAATCCACTCCAACCTGTAAATGATTTAAAATAATTACCTAGCATATAAAAAATCATAGCCAACCCTATCAAAACTACTAACGCCACTAAAAATCCAGATAAGTATCCAAAAAGTTCAAAATAATTTGCATTTAATTGTGAGTAAAAATAAATAGTAGATAAAAAGATTAATACGAATAAAAATATTCTGCCCATTATCATTAAGGACCCTCCATTTTCGTTTGAACTAAAAATTGGTACTGCATAATACATCATGGCTAATAATGGTATACATGTTATTAAAAGATAAATATAGGTATTTGTTGTTAATGATGTTGGATCTGTCGATGAGTAATATAAAATAGATATTATAGCAGCGATTACAATAAATACTAAACTATATTTAGGTATCAAACTTACATCAAAAGCTTCCATTATAAATTTATTAAGTTATATATACAAATATTATATTATAATTCATCTCTAACCTATTCGGTGTTCTGATTTTTATTCCTAAAATATTAGGTTATAACCTAATATTTTTTTCTTATTTTTAAATAAACATATGATTTTAGTAATTCGAGGTCACATTCGTGATTCATTTCAGGATTTAGAATTATTGAATTTAGTAAGATCCATTTATAATATCCATCCTACAAATATAAGGATATTTATTCATACATGGAGTATTTATTCAAAAAACATAAGTTGGAGGGGTGTTGAAGTAAATAATGAAGTTGTTACCAAAGAAAAAATACTAGATTATTTTGAAGAAGTAAAACACATAATTGAAGATATCCTTATCGATGATGATTCAACTATTGAACACGTTGGTAATCTAGAAGGGAATGTAGCTAACGGACATATGCCAGTTATTGGATGGAAAAATTACTGGTATGGTAAATATAAAATACTTTATCATATTTACAATAAATTTAGAGATAGAAGTGAAATGGTAGTTAACTTTCGGTTTGACGTTCTTAACAATAGTAATAACTTTGATATACCGCTTATTTGTAATTTTGTAAAGCAAAATATTGGAAGGGAATTCAAAAAGAATTATTTTTTTAGAAACGAGATCGAATATTTTGGTTGCGATAATATTTACATAGGCAACATTTATACTATGTACAACCTAGCATATATCTTCTTTTACCATATGGATGATATCTTACCACAATACAGCAATATTGTGAATCAAGAATTTATTGTTTTTAAAGTAAATAATCAAGTATTTTGAAATACTAAAAAATATATATACATAAATTATAAATGACAGAAATAAAAAATGATGCTATTGAAACATTTATTAAGGAGGCAGGTAGTAACAATCCTGGGAAAATAAAACTTGCAAGTCTTATACAACATTTTAATAGGAAGTTTATTAGATATCTTAATGAACATCATAACACCGGTCTTGTTATTCCGATTGCTAATTTGGATAGGATTAAAAAAATAGTAATTAATAACGTTTATTATTATAGCAATATAGAACCTTTTACTGAGTTTAATATTCAGCATACTAAAGAACTTTTATATGTTTTATTTCAAGAACTTTCCACCAGCTATTATAAAGATAAAGAAAGTTATCCATTTCTAATAAATCTGTTTAATAAATTTTACAAACCATCGAAAAATGAACCTGGTAATTATTCTGATAATGTAAGATCAAAAAAACAGGAAGAAGCAGATTTAAGGTCTAGAAGAGCAGCTGAACAAAGAGAAAAAGAAATAAAAGAACAGGCTAGAGAAAAATTAAATAAAGAACCAGCAACAAATTTTTCAAATTCATCGAAACATGAACCAAATAATTATTCCGAAAACGTAAAATCAAAAAAACAGGAAGAAGCAGATTTAAGGTCTAGGAGAGCAGCTGAACAAAGATCAAAAGAAATAGAAGAACAGGCTAGAGAAAAATTAAATAAAGAACCAGCAACAAATTTTTCTACTCCATCAAAAAATACGAATACAAATAAAATAGATTGTCCATCAAATAATATAGACCCTCCTACTCACTGTCTAAAACCAATTGATTATAAAAAACAGATTCTAATTTTTCATCCAGATAAAAATAGTGGTTGTAAAGAAGATGCTACTAAAAAATTCCAAAAGTTAACTCGTTGTTCATCAGCAGGTAAAAAAACGAAGAAGAAAACTAGATCTAAAAAAAGAAGAAGTAAAAAAAACAAAACACGAAGACGATCTAAAAAATAATATATTTGAAATTAGCTTCAAATATATTACAAATTCTCAATCGCAGTTTTCTTGCCATGGCAATCTCTACAAAGTGCTACTAAATTATCAATATGGTTACTTCCTCCATGTTCTAAACGTATTTTATGATCTACTTCAAACCAAGCAGGTAATTTACATCCGCAATCCCCGCATTTCCAGTCTTGGCTTGATGCTACATATTTCTTCTTTGTTTCGCTCACAGAACGTTTGGTCGCTTTCTTTCCTGATTGAAGCATTCTGTTTTCGGATACTGTGTGATTACTATTTGGCATAGGTATCACCGGATAATTATATGCGTTCTGGCCTCTTTCAGAGCCACCACTAAAATCTTGTTTGGATGTGAAATCTAAAATAGGTGATATCATATTACTCGTATTTCGATCTATAGGTAAGTATTTTATATAATCGTTTGTAGTGGAAATCACTTGTTGTGCTCGCATCGGATTTCGTTTTAATAGAATGTATAACATAAATGCACCAAATGCAACTCCAATCATCTGATAATACTTCTTAAAGGATAATAGTTTTTTTAATACTTTACCTTCTGTGTATATGTTTGCGATGATTAATCCTGCTATTATAAATATAAGAATTTCTACACGCATATTTGTTTATTATTTACTATATTCAGAGAAAATTAACTTTTCACCTCCAAAAATAATAGATAAAAAACAGTAACACCAAAATCAATATAGCATGAATAATATGTTTTCGCATGTTTATTTTTTCGGATAATATAACTGCCTTGGGTTTATATTCTGCACGATACTTTTCTAAAGACATAGGTAAAGATAACTCCTTTTTGCCTAGCATCACATTGTACTTATTATGAATAAAATGTGTCCATCTCACGAATGAATCTCGATTATCTAAATATGGTTTTACTGGATATCGATCTAATAACTCACCGAACTTATTTCCCATTTCTTCTACTGGTATAAATAACGGCATATTGGTTATTAAATCGTAATATTTACGTTTTGTAACCTCATTTGGATGCATAGGATAAGATTCAGCTACTGTATGTAAGAAGAACCAATAATGCGCCCCCCAAATTGTTGCGTCAAATCGCATTCTAATATATTCAAAATATAAATATATAAAGATTATTACACATATTAATTCAGCGTTTATGAATAATAATTATTGTAACAATTGTGGAAAACCTGGACATTTATTTCATCAATGTAAATTACCTATTACAAGTTTCGGTATAATCGTATTCCGTATTTATGAAAATAATATTCAATATTTAATGATACGAAGGAAAGATACATTAGGTTATATTGATTTTATGAGAGGCAAATATTCAGTTTATAATAAAGATTATATTTTGAATATGCTAAAACAAATGACTATCGAAGAGAAGGAATTATTAGGTAGAGGTGATTTTAATTTATTATGGAAACGTATTTGGGGGGATGAATATATATCAAATCAATACAAATCTGAGGAAAATATTTCCCGAGATAAATTTAATACTTTGTATAATGGTGTTATGTTCAAAAATGAATTTTTTACATTAAATATGTTAATTGAAGATAGTAATAATTATGATACATGGATCGAACCAGAATGGGGGTTTCCCAAAGGTCGACGTAATTATCAAGAAAGTGATTATGAATGCGCATTACGCGAATTTCAAGAAGAAACTGGTTATAATACAAAACAGCTAAAGAACATTAAAAATATATTACCATATGAAGAAATATTTACCGGTTCAAACTATAAATCTTATAAGCATAAATATTACTTAACTTTTATGAAGTTGGAACATAGTTTACAAATAAATAATTTTGAACCAACAGAGGTTAGTAAAATGGAATGGAAGAGTTTTGAAGATTGTATGCAAAGCATACGTAATTATAATTTAGAAAAAAAGAGAGTATTAATGAATATTAATGAAACTATAAAATCCTTTCGGTTATTATCTTACCAGTGATGCAAACCTAAAAGCTTTGCTTACATCTGACCCTTCCTTTTACAAAAGGGCTTTATTTAGACCCTTTCCTTTACTGTACGATTATTCTGAATAAATTATTATACGTATAAAATAAATATACGTATAATTTAAGTACAATTCTAAATGCCAAAAGCAGAAACAAAAAAGGAGAAAAAATCAATAAAAGTTTCACCATCTAATACTACTATAAAACGAGGTAGAGGTAGGCCCAAAAAAGTTGTTAATCCTATAGCTTCTACTATTATAAATAGCGTATTTGAATTTCATCCACTTACTGGTATAAGTAAAGAAAATCAAGTATTAAAGGAATTATTAAAACCTCGTGAAGAACAACCCGATATTCTTACTAAAACAAATAAACTAATTTTAAAGCCAGATAATAGTGAAAAATACATTTTAGATATCTTATCAAAAAGTAAATGTAATAAAAATTATCAGCATTCAGAAGAAGAACAGGAACGTTATGATGAATTAATAAAATTACCCGTTGCTAGTAATAAGGAAGGGAAAAATAGTTTAAAAAAAATATTAGCCGAATTAATTCATGTTCCTATCGAAACATTAAATAGTACTCGAAAATATGGATTAGCATTTCAACCTGATTTTATTGCAGTTATTCTTTGTTTAGAAAAACATTTACAACAAATTGGAATCCCTGATCAAGATGCGAATCCTGAACCGATTATAAATCAAGAAGAAAAAGAACAGGAACAAGAAAAGGAAAAGGAACAGCAACAAGAACAGGAACAGGAACAGGAAAAACCATCAAAAAATATACCAGAGCAACTTGATCTTACTTCCGAAGAACCTAGAAAAGTATTCGAAGAAGAATCTCTAGATACATCGGAAGAGTTAAAGGATAATGCGACAATCCCAGATATAGATTCTATTGAAACAAACGAAATAGAAATAAAACAAGAAAAACAGCCAGCGCCTGAAAATATTGAATCCGTGGAATATAATAAATATTTAACAAATAAGGAAATTCAAGAACATGCAAATTTAAAAGAAAATATTGATTATGATTTTTTATATCCTGAAATAAACGATCCAAAATTTAATATTAAAATTGCAAAACATAAAGAATTTAATGAAACAAAATATGACGGAACCATTTATGATATCGAAGAACATGCAAAAAAGCTGTGTAACTCGGATTTTGAACTAACACCTCACCAACTTTTTGTTAAAAACTTTTTATCTCTACAAACACCTTATAACTCTTTATTATTATACCACGGATTAGGTACAGGCAAAACTTGTAGTTCTATTGGAATTGCTGAGGAAATGAGAGCATATATGCGACAAGTCGGTATTACACAACCTATATTAATTATAGCATCTCCAAATGTTCAAGAGAACTATCGTTTACAGTTATTTGATGAACGTAAATTAAAACTAGAAGCTGGATTATGGAAATTAAATACATGCATCGGCGAATCTTTATTGCAAGAAATTAATCCTACGAATTTAATAGGTGTTCCAAAAGATAGAGTGATTAGTGAAATTAATGGAATTATTAATAAATATTATCGTTTTATGGGTTATGTAGAATTAAGAAATTACATTCAACGAGCCATTCAATTACCTACTAGTTCTCGATTTTCCAGCTCAGAGCTAAAAGAATTAAAAATAAAGAAAATACAGAAACACTTTGATAATCGACTCATAATAATTGATGAAGTTCACAATATCCATATATCTGAACAAAATAAGGAAGAGGGTAAAACAGCTACATTATTGATGAATATCGCTAGATATACAAATAGTATGCGTCTTTTATTATTATCTGCTACACCTATGTACAACAGCCATAAAGAAATCGTATGGTTAACAAATTTAATAAATATGGTAGATAAGCATAGCACAATCCGAGAAAGTGATATTTTTGATAAAGAAGGTAATTTTAAGGAAAAAAATGAGAAAAATCTTGAAAGTGGTCGAGAACTTTTGACGCGTAAATTAACAGGGTATGTTTCTTATGTTCGTGGTGAAAATCCGTATACTTTCCCATATCGAATTTATCCTGATATTTTTTCTCCTGAAAATGCTTTATCAACATTACTTAAAACTGATAATTACCCTACCATGCAAATGAATGGTCGTGAGATTGAAGGTACCTTAGAAAATATTCCCGTTTTTTTAACAGAGATAGGTGAATATCAAGCAAAGGGTTATGACTTTATAATACGTCATATGCGTAATAAATCAAATAATCTAGTTACAAAATTCGGTGAAGAAAGAGAAATGCCTAGTTTTGAGAATATGGAATCTTTTGGCTATACCTATTTATTAAAACCTCTAGAAGCATTAGATATTGTATTTCCAAATAGGGATCTTGATGGTGGCACGGTTTCTATAGAATCCGATGAGTTCGAAGATCAAAAAAATGATGAAATCGTAAACCAATTTATTGGTAAAAAAGGGTTATCAAACACTATGAAATATACTGTACAGAAATCTCCTTACCCAAATGTCTATGATTATGAATATAGACCTGAAATATTGGCGGATCCAAATCATGGACGTATTTTCCATCCCGATAAAATAGGTAAATACAGTAATAAAATAGCAAAAATTTGTGATTGTATTAAAAAGGCAAAAGGAATTGTGCTTGTTTATTCTCAATATATTGAGGGTTCAATCATACCATTAGCATTAGCATTAGAAGAAATGGGTCTCACTCGTTTCAGTTCAACAAATTATATAAAACCTCTATTTAAAACTCACCCTACTGAACAGGTGGACGCTACTACTATGAAAACAAGATCCCAATTTCAACAAGATAATGAGTCTGGCGGGTTTTCTGCTGCGAAATATGTAATGATTACTGGAAATAAAGCATACTCGCCAAATAATTTGGAAGATATTAAATACGTTACAAATCCAAATAACAAAAATGGTGAAAAGGTAAAAGTTGTTATTATATCCAAAGCCGGATCTGAAGGATTAGATTTTAAATGCATACGTCAAATACATATTCTAGATCCTTGGTATAACATGAGTAGAATTGAACAAATTATTGGGCGTGGAGTACGTAATTTTAGTCACTGTATGTTAGAAGATTTTAAAGAACGAAATGTAGAAATCTATTTGCATAGTACTATTCCTAGAAACGATGAAGAGCCTGCTGACTTATACATCTATCGTTACGCAGAGAAAAAGGCAAAATTAATCGGAAACGTTACTCGAGTATTAAAAGAAATATCCGTAGATTGTTTATTAAATATCGGACAACATAATTTTACTATGCAACAATTAAGCAAATTAGCGAATAATAAAAATATGAAGATTAGAGTATCAAGCAAACCCGATTTAATTGATTTTGAAATCGGAGATCGTGATTATTCTGAAATATGTGATTATTCCGAATGTCCAACAGATTTTAAATGTTCTCCACATGCTGAAATAAATGAAATTAATAAGACTACATATAATGAGGATTATGCAAAAATGAATTATTCAACAATCGTGAAAAGAATTCGACAATTATTTAAGAAACAGATCGCGTATAAGCGAGAACAATTAATTCAAGAAATAAATATTTTGAAACCCTATCCAGAAGATCAAATTGATTTTGCATTATCGCGATTTATTAATAATAAAAACGAATATATTTATGACGAATATGGCCGTTCGGGATATCTAATTAATAAAGATGATTATTATATTTTTCAACCTATAGAAATTACAGATGAAGATTCATCTATGTTTGATAGAACTATTCCTCTTGACTATAAACGTAGTATTTTAGATTTAGAAGTAGAGAAACCCAAATTACAGAAAGATGTATTTGATGAAAATATTACAGACGAGCATGAACTTGTTAAAACAATTTATAATAAAACAATAGAAAATCTCGAATCTATGTTCTCTAAGATTGAAGATGCAAAAACGAATAAAGAAACAAAAAAATTAACCAAAGAACCAAATTGGTATATTAATTATGGATATGTTCACGATATTTTAATAGAAAACCATAAATTGGATGAAGTTTCGTTAAATAAACATATTATATACCATTTCTTAGACACACTTTCCTTACAAGAACGTTTAAATATTATGCGACTTTATTATTCTGGTGAGAAGGACTCGTATGATTCAAATGAAGAAATTATAAAAGGATATTTTAAAGAAAAGGTAGTAAAAGTACGGGGTTATAATTCCGTATTTCTAGTATCCGATAAACTTGCTATTGAAGATGAAGAGAATAAAAAGATATATATACAAGATAACAAAGATAAATGGATATGGTCACATGCACAACCCACAGACCGTCTAGAAACACTAAAACAAAGTGTACCTTTTTCAACAATATCTTTATCTAGATTAAATCGCTTATTTGGATTTATGAATTTATTACAAAGTGATTATACTGTATTTAAAACCATCGATCAAAACAATAAATCGAAAAAAGGTTCTACCTGTACTATTGAGGGGAAGAAAGATGTAATTAAGCGTTTAAATTTAATATCTGGTTTTACCTATGGTGATAAAGATGGTGAAGGCGTTAAGAATTTCATAAATTGTAAAGATATTATTAAACCTGGTCTTTGTGTTGTATTGGAGATATTGCTACGACAATACGATGATATAAGAAAAGATGAAAAGAGATGGTTTTTAGACGGTGAAAAATCTATTTTGAGTAAAATAACCTCTTAATTTATACGTACTCAACTATATAGTTATCATTAAACTCAATACTACACTGTTTATTTTTTTCACCAAAAACATAAACAATATCGTTTACATTTACTATTCCAGTTAGAACGGAGCGAACAACCTCTTTATTATTATCGTAAAACAAAATTACGTACCTCAATTTATACCTCATCATTGTTCTTACGATTGTGTTATAATCACCTGCTTGTTTTAATACATAATCAGAAGTAAGTTGACTATGATTACCGGGTCCATATCCTTTTACCTGATATACAGCATTACAATTGGGACAAGCTAAATCATAACCTGGATTATTAGGATGGTCGTCGTTTTTATTATACAACTCCGAATTACAATCTAAACAAGTATAAATTAATTCAAGAGCGACATCTTCAATAGCATCTCCTACATCCTTTTGACAAGTATTATTTTTAGATATACCAAGAATAGGTTTTCCATAACATGTATCACGACCTGAAACTTTAATTTCACAGGACATTTTTTGTTTGATAAGTATTAAATTTAATAAACAATTCGGCGTCAATTTTTTAAGAAATTGAAAAATAGGAAAGCTTAAAAGGAAGACAGGGGTTCTTTGAAAAATTGATTCAAAATGATATAAACATATTTTTTATATCATTAATAGTATATCTATACGAATGGCCGAAAGAATGGCAGAAAAGAGATTGAATCGTGACGAACGCAAAATTTATGGTGTATATTTACAATCTGTGCTTACTATGAAAGTAATAGTTCCTATTACTAACGTCGGTAAAAATATGAAACAAAATTTAGAGAAAATCATTTCTAAGAAGACAGAAGGAAAATGTATTGCAGAGGGTTTTATTAAACCAAGTTCTGTCAAAGTAATACGTTATTCTAGCGGAACCATCAATAATGAGAATGTCGAATTTCAAACTGTTTTTGAATGTTTGGTTTGTCATCCAGTAGAAGGTATGTTAATTGAATGTGAAACCAAAACCATTACTAAAGCCGGTATTCATGCAGAAGTAACTGACGAAAACGGAATTGTTCCGATTACCGTATTTATTGCACGTGATCATCATTTTACAGATAGACATTTTGCCGAAATAAAAGAAAATATGAAGATTTTGGTTCGTGTAATTGGTGTTCGTTTTGAATTAAACGACCCTTATATTTGTGTTATTGGGAAATATCTTGAAAAGAAAGTGGATGAAAAAAAGAAGAGATATGGTGGCGATGGTGATGGCGAATCCTCAGAAAACGTTCGTTTAACTATCGGTGGTGATGATGAACTTGATTCTCAGGAAGAGATTTAAGGGCAGTCGTTTGCAACCATTCTTTCCACTAATTCTTCAAACTGAATTTTTGGTTCCCAATTTAATTGAGTTCTAGCCTTCGTCGCATCGCCAATTAATAATTCTACTTCTGCTGGGCGGAAATATTTCGGATGAATAAAAACATATTCTTTCTGTGTATTTTTATCATAGCCTATTTCATGTACCCCTTCTCCCTTCCAATCTAATTCTATATTTTTTATTGAAAACGCCTTTTCAATAAAGGACCTTACAGTATTCATTTTCCCAGTTGCTAATACGAAATCATCTGGCTTATCATGTTGTAAAATTAACCACATACCTTCTACATAATCTCTAGCATGACCCCAATCTCTTAATGAATCTATATTCCCCATCACTAATCTATCTGTTTCACCATTCAAAATTTTATTTAAACCCAAGGTGATCTTTCTTGTTACAAAGTTATGACCTCTGCGTTCTGACTCATGATTAAATAATATACCATTACTAGCAAACATACCATAAGATTCTCTATAATTACGAACAATCCAATAGGAATATAATTTGGCAACTCCATAGGGTGAGCGTGGATAAAACGGTGTCTTCTCATTTTGTGGTATCTCTTGCACTAATCCGTATAATTCACTCGTCGACGCCTGATAAAAACGTGTTAGAGATTCTAATTTATTAATACGTATTGCCTCTAATATCTTTAATGTACCAAAAGCATCTGTATCCGCAGTATATTCTGGCATTTCAAATGAAACCTTTACATGAGATTGGGCTGCTAGGTTATATATTTCTAACCTAGATAAATCTTGATAATTGTTTTTAATGTTGGCTAAGATAGAAATCAAACATGTACTATCTGTTAGATCACCATAGTGCAGAATTAATTTGGGATTCTTGAAAATATTCTCAATCCTTTCCGTATTTATGGAAGATGATCTACGAATTAGACCATGCACTATATAGCCTTTCTCTAATAAAAGTTCTGCTAAATAAGAACCATCTTGTCCTGTTATTCCTGTAATAAATGCTACTGACATTTTTATTGAATGATATAGATCTATGTGTTTATATCATTTATGATTCCCTGCTAAAATTTCTTATTTTTAAGTAATCGTTCCATAAAATTATCTGGACTTGTTCTATTTAATACATAACAATTAATTATCTCGGCAGGTGAATAAAATCTATCTTTTATTTTAGAGAGTTCACGTTCATTTATATCTGATTTATAATAGTGTGTATACATCTCTTTTATCATATTTCGTGTACAATTATCTAAACATAATGTTATGTCTATTCGTCCAGGACGTATTAGAGCTGGATCTAATTTATCATAATGATTACTACTGATACCTAGAATTCTTCCGGGCGTCTCCTTTATTCCATCCCATAAATTCAAAATATCATCCAACGTAACTGGGTCGTCCTCTTTATCCTTACACATATCAATAAACTCTTGCTTTTCATTATTATTATTTTCTATTAATTGTTGCACGATTGCTGATACATCATTTTTAGGAGAAGTATTCTTTTTCATGCGTTTAAGTTTTTTTTGGTTTTTTGATTTAACTTCTTCTTCCCTTTTCCATACGATTTCGCCCAAACAATCAATATCTTCTATGATTATAATTTTCTTTTCAAACCCAACGCTATTCTTCTTATTATCATAATTATATCTACTTTCAAAAAAACATTCTTCCAATTGCTGCTTTGTTTTTATTTGTTTCAGCGATAAAATAACAAGATGTCTTCCAGTTAAATTCGCAAGGCTTTTGAAAAACGATGTCTTTCCTGTTCCTGGTGGACCATATAAGCCAATACCTAGAGTATAGGGTATTCCATTTTCATAATACCACTCTTTATTATTCAAGAAAAAATGGATCTTTTCTAAGACATCCTCTTTTCCTTCAAATATCATATTCGAGAATGTTCTCGCACTTTCAAATGTGGTTTCATTCCATTTCTGTATATTCCCTTCATCGTCCTCGTTTTCTGTTTTCTTTAAACTATACACAAACCGTTTCCCCTTACGATCATTTTCAATATGTTCTAGGTAAAGCGTTTTTACCTTATCGACGAATTCTTGTATTTGTGTTATTGTAGATTTGTAAGAATAGAGAGTAATTGTAATATGATCGGTTTTAATCGTTGTTTTTTTATCACCTTCTCCATCTTCTTTCTCCACATGAGTATATGCATATATTTCTAATTCTGTGTTATAAAGTATGGGTGCGGGTTGAGTAATAATATACATATCCGCCTCAACCTCATTATTATATCTTTTATTTGAAGATGTTATGTATTCTTGAATATCATAAATCGTATTATTATGCTTTGTTGTTTTTATAATATCATAGAAAAGTGCCTTAAAATTATCTGAAAAACATGCAGTTATTGTAGGATAGGGTTCATATTTGCTCACTATAAACGACTGCCTACCTTCAAAACATATAGAATACTTTCTGAAAAAGATAGAACGTACACCATCTAACAAAATGGATAAATTCATGTGGGGAATGTTTTTAAATGATATATACTGGAGTCCGTATGTTAGAACTGTAATTAAAATGGTTGATGTAAACGCGTCAATTAGTGGATTATCTGTTTTAAATTTAGAAAAAAGGGATAATTTTAGCGAATCATTAAATGTTCTTTTTATTATATCTGTATCCATAGTTACAATTGATCCTTCATAATTTTTATATTCATTTATAATTGTTTTTTTTGTGGTTATAATATAAATATGAATAATAATCAACCAACACAACAAACAACCTCAGTTAGTAAAGATCGTTCAACCGAATACATAAGTGAATGTAAAAGAAAAATTCCAGGAAAACTTGCTATTCCAGATCCAACAAATCCAGCTCATATAATTTTACCAGAGACTATATTAGGACGTCCTGTGTGTAATGAAATGGAAAAAGCAATTACTGATTTTTTTAATTGGAAGGGCAATTTTTCTATTACCGAAAGAACACTTGTAAGCAGAAATACATGGATGTCTATATTTAAAGAGATTCAAAAAAACAGGATTAGTAATCTTCAATATGCTATTGATGAAGATGATATTCGTTATTATTATACTAGAGTAAATGATAAACCAACAACAGAAAAGTTTTGGAAAAAAGTATTTGAAATAGGAGGTGAAGGTAATTTTATAAAAGAAAGGGGGTGGACGCTCTTTTTTAATCTTTACTCTGTTAATGATAACTTAATAAAACAGGATTTAATGGTAAAATTGTTGGATGATAACTTTCCTAGTGTAGACGCATTAATGATCGAAAGAAAGAAACTCATGGGAATTAAAGGTGGTAAAAAATCCAAAAAACGTACACGAAAATCGCTTAAAAATCGTCGCAAATCTAGAAAGAATTAGTTTAGAAATATATTAGATATGAAAAGTATTTTACATTTTTGGTAAAACAAAATATAAACTAGCTATTAGTCTTTACACCTTAAATTATTCGTAATAAATACTCATTATCTACAGAAAAATGGTTTGTTTGATTTTTGTTTCATGATTGTTCCATAACAAGCATGAAATAACCTTTTCGCTTTGTATAGGGCTTGAACCTATGGCCTTGCGGTCGCTGTATTTTCTGACTGCATATTTGCTGTCATTATTGTAACAGCCGCTGAAGCAACCACTTACTGCGGTTTATGCTCTACCGACTGAGCTAACAAAGCTACATACCCAGAGTATTCCCCTGGACAAACTATATTAGTAACTTTTCTTTATACTGTTTTTTTACCAATTTCTTTTACGCATCATTTTACTATATTTCTTGTAATTTCCAAATTTTTCCAAATCTTTATCTTGATAAAATCCATTTTTATTTTCATCCACATACTTTCGTCCAATTAAATAATATATACCATGTCGTAAAACTTCATTTTGTATTATATTAAATGCATTTTCGTTGTAATTATTATACTTCGCATATGTTTTTACAAAAGTAGATGTAGTATCATATTTATCCATCATCATAAACGTAAATATATCATATAACCTTGGTAAAAATATAACAGTATTTGTAATTAAACCAAAATATGTTTTCTGATTATTACTGTTGTTTATTAAAATTATACTTGAGCTTAGTAACAAATTTATAAAATATAGACCAAAAAAAATACTACCTTGTAACCTTAACTCTTGGTATTGATGTTGCAATAACATTTTTATATATGACGTGAATTCATTATTATATATCGGATGCTTATTACCTAATAATTCTCTAATTTTATCATCTTTTGTCAAATTATTTTGCGTTTTAATGAGGTTTTCTAACTCATTTACTTCATGCCTTTGGCTATCCGAAATTCCTATAATTCCTGGACTTGTTTTTGTTATCGTGAAACAACTTTTTAGTAGAGATTCTCTATTTGTTTCCGCAAGGTTTAATAAAAGATAAAATATAAAAGTAATTAAGCTAAAAAAAAACACCGCATCATTTAATTTATTACCTTTAAATACATTTTCAAATAATCCACATGTCTCACTACCACAATTTTGTTGTACAAATATAATTAAAAATACACTTACTGCTGTCCTATATGTATCATACATCGTACTAAAAACAAATAATATTACGTCTAGAATAAAGTTTATTTTTACGTATTCATTATATCCTATAATATTCATAACACTACTTTTAATATAATTATGTTCACGTCTTTCCAAAAACCTTTCTAAAGGGTGAATAAATATTTCGCAAACTTTGGAAAATAAATAGCTACCCCTTTCCTTATCTTCATAATCTTCGCATAAAAAACATAATTTTTTTGATAATCTAAAATTATCTGATGGTAAGTCATTACATTCCTTTGAAATTGTTATCCTCACTTCTGTTTTTGATTCATTTTCTTGTATCTTGGAAATAATATCTTCCAAAGTATGTAATACTTCGAATCTGACATCCATATCTTCTGATAATTTTAAATTACTCTTATTATCCATGACTAAAATATTTTCACTTATCTTATTTATATAATTTATTCACCAAAAGCTATTTATTATATTCAATACATCATCCGGTAATTTACATGTATAACCATCTAACAATCCAACTAATGTCTCTGCCATAACAATACTGTTTGGTGCATCCATATGATAAACTATTCTATTTCTAACGTCATCAATATCATCACTCTCGTGATAGCATATCATCGTTGTGAATTGTTGAACACCATAAACATGCATTCCTAGCAAAGTTGCGCGGAAATATCTCTCATTTCCGTTATTATATTGTTTACAAAACAAATATCGCTCCTTCGTTTTTAAATTCATTAAATCCATATTTTACGAGAATTATGTCCTTTATAAACTCTTAGTAAAAGCGAATATTGCAACATAAAACTACTCAATTTTTTACATAATTTTCATAGAATTATGTAAACCTTTCTATTGAAATCAAAGAAATAAAGTCGGGGCCGTTTTTGAAAATGGACAAAAATAAATGTCCAATTTTACTTTTCTGAAAATAAAATTTGCAAAGGGGGTCCAAAAATAGTGATTTTACCTGATGATGCAGCAAATACCAAAAAAATAACCTAAAAAGTGCGCTGCATAACTTTTTTGGACATTTTTGGGACTCGGTACTTTTAGGCGATTTTTTCTCGCAAAATATGGTATATAAAACGCAAAAAACGCATGCAAACTACTAATGAAAAAATATGTGAATTTTGCAACTATAGTACGAGTGACCCAACCAATTATAAAAAACATTTATTGACTGCAAAACATAAAAGATTATCTGAAATCAATAGAGAGTGCAGCGAAAGCGAGAAAAGTACTAC